ATAGTCAGTCGTTGGTTTTTGACGAACACCATTTCTCAAGACAGCTATATCTTCTGGCACTGCAACACTTTTAGATAGTGCATATGCAGTAGATCCGTCTCCTGTTAGTGTTTGTGCTGATGTTGTTGCTGTAAAATCTTTTGTTACTGGATTACCAAGATACCCCATGTTGACTCCTATGTGCTAATACTATCAATAAATGAAATCCAGCCATGTAGACTTGCGGCTGTATCGCTTTGTATTAAAAGGGCATCACCCGATTGAAGTACAATTTTCGATCCTCCATCTATAGCTTCGTACTGTCCTCCTGCAGCTATTGGTGTTTGATAAACTAAAAAAGAATTTGCAGAGCCACCACTCGCTGTGCTTGTCACGTAAACGTTAGCTTTGATAGTTGCGTTTGTAATGTTCACTAATCTAATACCAATAAGTGCATCATCACTGTTGGCTGTTAAAACTGTTCTTGCAGTAGTTCCAATGGCAATATCGCCTGAACTGTTGAAAGGTATTTTTCTCTCAAAATCTTGTGCCACTTAATTATCTCCTATTCATATTTGTATCAAAGGGCAACCGAAAGGGCAATTACAAACCCTGCTGTTACTCCTCCTGAAACTGTTAATGCACCACTACTAGATAAAGTAGCGTCACCTGAAACTGCAACTTCTTGAAAACTTGTGCCATCACCAACAAGTATTTTACCTGCTGTATTGTCAGGCATTCTTAGTTGTGAACCAATTGTTAAGTTGTTACCAATACTAGCGTCATTACTAGCATCTTCTACTACTGCTTTAGAAGCAGGTAGGGTGCAGAAAATGTCTTTTGTTCCTGCAGAAAAGTCTACTGCATTATCACTATTAGATGATGATATGACTGTAGTTCTTGCTAAATCAGAACTATCACCGTCAAGTGTGCCTAATCCTACTTCAAACTCTGCTGTGCCTGGATTAAATATNGCATANTANGTAGTATTACTATTACCTATTCCTGCACCAAATGTTTCAAATCCTTGAACCGCTCCACCNANNGCAAAAGTTCCTGTTCCGGTGGTTGTGGTTGTTTCTTTTACTCTGTCATTAATTACGAAAGCCATGATATTTTATAGCACTAAGCTACCTCTCTGTCATCTACTTCTGTCCATGTATTTGTAGCACTATCATCCACNGCTGTCCATGTATTAGATACACCTGGTACAACTGGAGACCATGCTAGGACACCCGGTGTTCTGATAGTCACAGTCATGTCAATACCGTTTACGGCAGCTATTGTAACCGGCACACCTGCTGCAGTGCCTATAGCAGAGGTCATAGCAATGCCTGTAGGACTTACAGTAATACTTGGTGTAGCGACTGCAGTGCCAATAGACGTTGTAGTTGCTATGCCCGTTGGTGTAACAATAACATTACCTTGGAACGTTTCCGTACCAATAGCAGTCGACATTGACTGACCATTGCCTGTAAGGTCGACAATCAGATCACTTGTAAATGATATGGAGCCACGAGCAGAGGTCATACCAATACCCGTAGGAGTTGCTACAACAGCACTTGTTTGTGTGGCCGTGCCTATAGCAGAAGATAAAGCAATACCGGATGGTAGAGCAATTACGTCTGTTTGAACAGTGGAAGTACCAACACTTGTATTTATTAAGTTTTCACTACCAACAATAATAGATGTTTCACCGCCAGCGGAAACTGAGTAAGCACCTATATTCTGTATTGCAACAGCTATACCTGTCGGTGTAGCAGTTACATCAGGTAGGAATATTGTGACGGAGGCTTGTGTAGAACTGACTGCAATACCTGTTGGCACTACAGTTACACTTGTTACAGCACCTTCTGTGCCAATAGCTGTCGATAAGCTTTGGCCCGAAACAGAAACGCTTACATCTTTTATACCTTGCGAAGCAAAAGAATCTTCAGCAAATGTGGTTTTACCAAAAAACATAACGCTTTACCTGGCGTTAAACTTAAGTGATTCTTAAGATAGCACTTGTAGCGTTGTTAGTTGGGAATTGTACTGTGAATGTTCCTGATGTTGATGTCTTTACTGCTCCAAAATCTAAAACCATAACTGCAGCATTTGTATTTGTTGTTGCAGAAGTGTTTGAATTATAAATCACAGCAGCTTGAGCTGAGATTGAAGCACTTGTAAAACTAATGTCACTAAAATCAATGAATGAAGTATTGTTTGTTGCTCCAGCACCTGTGCTTGTTAAGTTNCCACCACCAGCAGAATAGGTGCCNGATGCACTAACTTCTTGTGAAGTTGTATATGCTGTTGTTGTGTTACTTAAAGAAGCAGAAGAACCATACAAAGCTAACTTAAATTGATCGCCACCAGAGGATCGAAAGTCGTGTTCACCTTCTAACAACTCCTTTTTAAAGCTATCACATACCGCTTGTGTAATCGCCATTTTTATTTACCTCCTGGAGCCACTGATTGTAACGGCACACGCAGGACTCCATCTGCGTATTCGTCTCTACGTTTTCTACCCATTTGGGTTGTAGATAAACCTTGTACAGCTTGATTGTACTTTTGATCGTATAATTGCACATATGTAGGATTTTTCAAGTAAGAAAAAGCCTCTGACACTACACCATAAATTAAAATTGATGACGCTGTATTAGATATATAAGTGGTTGTTGATGTACCGGATGTGCCATCACCTAATCTTTCAGGTGTTCTATTATACCAAAGCTCAACTGTAATAGCTGCATTAGGCGTTGGGGCAAGTATAAAAGTGTCCTCATCCCAATTAGCATAGTATCTTGGAGTGCCTGTATTGTTAGCTCTATCAAGATTATATTCGTCAATAAAAGTTGTATCTCTTTGCTCTAACCATGTTCTGTCTGAATTACCATCAACAACTTGTACACCTCTTTCAAAGTCAAAATCTTCTGGGACTGTTAGGAAGGGACTGCCAACAGTTAAAGAAGATGTAGCAAACTTACGAAAAGCATCGAGATCAAGTTGTTTTTGTATTTTATCTTCAGTATTTGTTATAAAAACATTTATTACACTATTAGATAAGACCTCTGATCCTACCTCTGTGTAGTTTCTAACATTGTCTAATAATTCGCTATAGTTCATGGTGTNTTAATTGAGTTACCCATACCTGGATGACTACTACAATAATAATATAGTGTTGGAGCTCCAATTGCTACAGTAATTTCTAATGCTCTTGTAGTTGCACTAGAATATCCACTAGCATAAGCCGATTGTGATACAGAAGATCCATTAATCTTGAAGGTTACACCAGATGTATACACTGACCCAGAATTATGGCTACCATCTGATGTGGTGCTTAAATAAAAAGGATGTGAGCTGACTGTATTGTCACTTAAATTAAATATATATGANTCACCTTCGTTAAGTGTTAATACAGGTGCCTCGACACCATCAATATAAAAAGCATTACCTCCACCTGTTTTACTTGCAACCGTTACTGTGTATGTGGTTGTGCTAGCTGTAGATACGGTAACAGTCCCCTGTGATGATTTAACAATTAATTTTTTATGAGGTGTCTGAGGTAACATACTATTTGAATCTGTTGGATTAGAACCATCTGTAGGAGATGTGCTTTGCCTTGTCGTTAGAAACGCACTGTCACCCGGCTCACCTAAAAAAACTGTAATAGGCATGGGTTGTGAAAATGTATCAAACGTTGCATCGTTTGGTCCTGTCGGACTATCATCTTTTAAAATTTTGTTGGACTCCACTCTTGGATCTTGTAATGCTTCAGGATCTGGTGGATGATAAGGTGGATCTAATTGTGGGTGCTTTGGCTCATAGCATTCTGGACAAACAAAAAGTCCGTTCCATTCTTTTTTTAATTGTTGGTATTTATACTCTTGACCGCAACGATCACATACCGCTCTTGAAAATTTTCCAGATGCATATGCCATTTTTTACCCCGATGGATAAAAGTTCTGTGGCACAATATTGACAGAGGTTGATTGACTATCTTCTGTAAGGGCTCTTTGTAACTCTGCTTCGTATCTTCTTTCTAATTCTTGTGAAAGTTGTGGAGCTACTTCTTGAGCTGTGTAATAAGCTAGACCAGATACTAAACATGGTAAAAATCTAAAAGGTGCATCTGCTGTGTTGGTATAAACTCCTACATCTTCTATTCTACCTACGTAGAAAAAATTAATTTTTGTACCTGTCGTATCAGGCGTAAGAAAAAGTTTAATCTTTACAGATGATAAATCTCTTCTTACATAATATTGACTAGGTGTGCCTTGTGAATTTTTGTTTGGTAAATTTTCATATTCTGATCTTGATATCTTAGTCATACTTGTATCAGTATTATCGTCTGCACTTCTAAAAACTACTTCTAAAATATCAGATGCATCTGACGGCGCTGTGTATTCAGTTGTTCCTGCCGTTAATGTTAATGTGTGATTTTTTACTTTCCATAGGTGAATACCTCGGTTGCCCCACTCAGAAAATAGAAGATTCAAATTATCTCTTGCAGCAGATAATTCATATCCTGTTCTTATTTGTGTGCCACATCTAGCGTAAGCACGTTCAATAAGTCTATCTATACTTAAATCAAAAGC